CTGACCAATGACAGCCACATCTTTCTCAAACTTACTAGTACCTTCACATTTGTGACAATCAACCATTTCATACACGCTTTGTATGGAGGTTCCGCCATCAGGCAAGAAGACTTGTTCTTTGCCCATCCACTCTGATGTTTGACCAGTGCCTTGACACCTGTTGCATGTAACAACAACATGAACTTTTTTGTCTATGACAGAACCAAACTCAATGACTTTGTGATAACAAGATTCAGTTACTTGCCAGTGATCTTTCCATTTATTGCCATTGTAATGACCACCTGATGTAGCACAGCCTTTGTTGTCAAAGATAACAGCACCAGTGGTACAGGTGCTATTTTCTTCTACAGGGTTTAAATCGTGTTTTAAATAAAACATTACGCTACCTCTCTAAGTTTAAGTTCATTTTGTACTAAGTCTTTGACTTTTTGTGTCATGGTCGTGCCATTAACTTCGTACTTGTTCATTTCTAAAAGAATGTCTGTATCTGCTTCTTTAATCATGGTTTCTACTGGTGTAGCAGAGTATCTATCCATTTCTCTCTCTACTGCTTTCCATGTAACTTTTTTTAACTTGTTAATGTATTTAACTCGTCTTTGATAATCTCTCCAATCTTCTTCTGTATCTATATCAGCAGAAAACTCACCTTCATTCTCTGTCACCATGTCCATGTGTTCATGTAAATCAGCAATTTCTTTATCAGTAAGTTTGAGAATTTTTGCTTTTAAAACACGATAGGTTTCGTAGCTCATGTAAGGGTAGTTAGATAGTTGGATTTTTAGATTTTCCATTTTTTCTCCTTTTTTGTTATTAATTTCATTTCCCACATACCTAATATACCTCTTTTTACATAAATGTACAACTTTTTACACATATATTACACATTGTAAGTTACTGATATGTCGTATTATTTTAAAAAAGTCAAAAAAAAAGGGCTCGAAAGAGCCCTTTTTAAGTAATAGTTGAGTAATAAACGCTATTACAAATCGTTCAATTAAGCTCCTTGAGAACCATACATTCCTCTCCAATTCGACCAACCAAAGCTGTATCTTTCTCTAGCTTTGTATCGAATATTTCCTGTTGAGAAATCAGGTTCCATGTTGGTCTCCATTCCTGTTCTTTGGAACATTTTAAGACCTTCACCTTGATCTGAAACAGATGTCAGACAGAACCAAGCATCAGGATCATTTAGGTAATGATTAACTGTATAGCCACCGGGTAACACACCTGTGTTTTTGATAGCGTTAATATCATTATCTGATGTTCCTGATCTTAGAGTGCTGTTTAATATTCTGTCAGCAACAAATACTAATTGTGGTGGAACCACAATTTTTGAAGCATTAACAGATATTGTCAATCCTCTGTCATCTGTAAAAGTTGAGATGTCAATAAGTGCATCTTCCAATGAAGTTTCATTGAGGTCAGCCATGGAAGTCGCTCTATTCGCAGCAGTTCCACCACCTGCGAGGGGGTGATCTGTAGCGATTAAAGGTTTTCCATCACCACCAGTAAAACTGGTAGAAAATGCGTTATTAAGTACATTGGCACCTTTCACTTCTTTGGTGTTAGCCATTGAGCGTGCTAGTGCTTTTGTATATCTCTTCCCTAAAGAATCGTAAAGGTTATCCTCAACTGCTTCTTCAGTTAAAGCAAAAGCTAACGCAATCGTATCATGCGTATATCTTGCTGTATAACTTTCAGAAGAGTTGTCGAAAACAACCCCTTGTCCTTCAGACTTAGTTGGTGCTGAGCCAAAGCCCATGATTAATACTTCTTCTTCAAAGGCTTTTGATGAGTCTTCGATTGAAAAAATTTCAGAATATTCTTGTTGGTACTGATCGTACTCAAGTCCAAATAAACTGTTTAGACCGGGTTCCAGTTCTTTCGCTAATTGTGCTCTTGATATTGCCATAATTTATATCCTTATGCTAAGCCAGCACCTTTTTGTCCACATATATGATTTTGAATCACACAGAGTACATTAGTGTTGGTCGAACCTACATCCGAGTTATCAGGGTCCTCAGAAATATCTAATACCTTCAGTGGTAGTGTAGCAGTGGTTGCACCAGTACTAACTGCACATTCAGTGTTTGATCTTCCTGATTGCGTATCGCCTACAGGCGATCCATCAACAATGTCGAAATTTCCAAACAAGTCTGCAACTGGAAAAGCTGCATTACCTTGTACTTCAAAAACAACATTGGGGTGATCTATCACATGGGCGAATATATCAGAGGAAGTAATACTTCCTTCATAATAATTCTTAAAAATCTGTTCGCCTGAAGAATTTGTATAGCTTACGCCATTGAAAACTCCTATGATAGGTACAGTTCCAGTAGCAGCGTGTCTGCCCAATACTCCTGCTGTTAGCTGAGTAACCAAGTCTCCTTGATAAATTGGGGTAGTCGCACCACTAGCGATTCTGTATCTTGATTGTCCACCTGAATAAGGTGCACCACTCATCATACGAACAGGTTTTAATCCAAATGGGGCATCTTTATTTGCCATAATTTAGTTTCCTGTTGTTAAATTACTTTTTTTGTCCAAAAGTAACTTGAGATTCTCGTTTAGAATCATACCTAACATAGCGATTATCTTTGGCAGAGTCATTAAACATTGTGTTGTCCAACGCTTCATTTGCTAAAGCATTTTTTTCCTCGTAATGTGTTCTGCGCTCTTTGATAGTCTCTATGGGCATTTTTGCTAAAACAAGACCCTCGTTATGTATTACGCCTGCCATCTTACCTTTTTCAAATGTAGGAAAATGCCAACCTTCAGGAAGCTCAGAACCTTGTACAAGTTCCCAACCTTCTCTTAGTCTATAACTCATGTTATTTGCATCTTCTACACCCAAAGTTGATTCTCTAATCCACCTGTATTCATAACCTTCAGGTGGTGGTGGAGTTTCCAGTTTTCTGACTGGTCGCCATGGTTTTCTACGAGCTTCTTTATCGTGTGTCTCGGAATCACGAACTGTTCTAGTCATATCTAATTCTTTATCGTCTGCCATTAAATCACCTCTCTTTGTGAAATTTTTTGTTTCTCTTGGGCTACTCTTTTCAACCAGTCATCATCTGACATGTTGTAAGGTTTTAACCCTCTGAGGCGATCTACTTCGGACTTAGAAAAAGTCACGCCTTTTTTCTTACCTTGTGTTTTTTGCCGACTTCCTACAGAAGCAGATGCGACTCTTTGCACAGAGGGTCTATCATCTTTTTTATTGGCATTTTCATTATTATCCAATTCAGGATAAACTTTAAAAACTCTTTTGTTTAACTCATTGTAGTAGTCATCTGAATCAGCTTCAAAGCCTTCGTTGACTAAATTAAAATGAGTAAAATACGCAAACTGGGTTGCTTCAACAGTTTCTTGATTGGATTGATCTCCATACCAAGTATTTTTACTTGCCCAGTTTAAAGCCTCTCTAGTAGGCTGTACATCAGGTTGTTGTTGAGCTTGTGGTTGTACTTGCTGTGTTTCTTGTGGCTCTTGTTGTCTATTTTTAGCCATTCGCAATTTTTCTTTTTGTATTGAAAGATCGCTTTTTAGAGTATCTGCTTTTGACATAAGCTCTGCATCGCCTGAATCTACAGCTTTTTTATACAATTCATTAGCTTGTTGTTCTTTTGCATTAATGGATTGTTCTTCAGCAATCAAAACATTTTGCCCTAACGCATTAGAGTGTGTACGCAAAGCATTTATTTCAACATCTTTTTGGGATGCTATTTGCTCAAGATAATGAGCCCTTTGTTCAGCTTCTTTAGCTCGTTTTGTTAATTTATTAACTCTTTTTGAAACACCTTTTGTGTATTCATCTAATTCATCATCAGATTTTACAACCTTTGCTTCGTCTGTTTGATCACTAGCCTCTTCAACTATTTCTATATCTAGTTCTTCAGTAGCAACTTGTTCTGTTTGATTTTCTGTCATTTTATAAGCTCACTATATCATCAGGATTAGAAATTGTCGCAATAACTTCGTCATCGTTTATTATTCTGACCTCTGCACCATCATCTAATTTAAACCTTGCACCTGCATAACGACCAATCAATACCCATTGTTTTTCGTGACACCATGGTGCTCCATATTTTTCTCCACTATAACAAAGAGGACCACACTTGACCACATAAGCTACAACTGTTGCCAGTTGTTCTCTATCTTGTGATTCTTTTGTGAGAAGGATTCCTCCTTTAGTAACTCCCTTACCACGATAAGGAAGAACCAAAATTTTCCAACCTGTAGGTTGAGGCATACGATCTAAAACAGAATCATCTAGCTTGGATGGGTCTAATACAACCTCTTCAGGCTCTACATAAGCTGATGCTAATTCTACTGTTTTATTTTTCATCGTGTGCTTTAAAGTAATTTTTTATAAAATCTTGTATATAATACAACGCTTCCAGTTGTCCTTGCAAGTATTTGTGGTGTTCCATATCATTTAAACCACCACCCATATAAGTTTCTTTAATTGCTTCTGTCTTAGAATCAATCTCTTTTTGCAATTTTTCAAGAAAATCTATGTCCATTAATCTCTTATTATTTTATTTCAATTCCAAAGCCTGCTTTTGCAATTCCAGCAGATTTTCTTTTTTTCTTAACAGCACCACCTGTTTTCATACCCGGTCCTCTATGAATCCTAAGACCTAATTCTCTTTCAGCATCAGCATCTACATTTCTTAAATCACTATCTTTGCTACTTATGAAACTGTGTTTTGCAAAGAATGGGTCTCGTAAGCCTACTTCTTTGCCTCTGATTACATTCCCACCCTTTGCTTTATATTGAACTTTCACTCCCTTTTTTTTCGCCTGTGCTTTTGCTTTGGCAATCCCCTTGGGTGTGTAAGAATAATGTGTTCCACCTACTTTTGGCATAATTTTCTCCTATTTTTTGTTTTTAGAACCTTTTGGTCTACCTTTTTTCTTAGGTGCGACCTTTGTGACTGTTTTTTTTGGCTTTTTAGTTTCCTTGACCTCTTTTTTAGTTTCCTTGACCTCTTTTTTTGTTTCTTTGACAACTTTTTTTGGTTTTTCTTCAACGACTGGCGTTGGATTTGGAACTACTCCACCTGCATCAATGATTGCTTGTTTTTTAGCAATTCTTTCATCAGAAAGTCTTTTTCTTTCTGCTAATGCTTCTTCTTTTGCAAGTCTTTCTGCCTCTTCTTTAGCTCTATCTAATTTTTTTTGAGCTCTAAGTTCTTCAACCTTGTCTTTTATATAAGATGTAGTCATATTAATTACCTCTAAGTTTTGATTGTAACTCCATTAATTTTAATTCTGCTTGTTGTTGCATCCTTTCTACTGCTAATTGGAGTTTATCATCAGCAATAGTTTTTTGCATGTCTAAGCGTTGTTGTTGCATTTGTGTATCAAGCATATTTGCTTGAGATTGTAAATCTTGTTTTGCATCAAATTGTTCTTGATCCATGTCTAGTTCTTTATCTTTTAATGCTAATTCTTGTTGTCTAATAGCAACCAAAGGATCGCCTTGATTGGTTTGACTAATAGATTCCATAAACTGAGTGGTAAGTTCTGCCAAAATAGGTGAACTCATTTGATCTAACATCATTTGTATTTGTAACTGAATTTGTTGTGCTTCTTCAGGCGTTACTTGTTGCATTTGTGCTTGAACCTGTGCAATTTGTTCTTGCATTTCAGGTGGCATTTGTTGTTCAGCTATTTGTGATGCAAAGAACTGTAAATGTTGCATGACATGACTAATAATTAATGATTGTAGCTGTGGATTCTCTTTAACAACTTGGGTTAAAAATAAACTTTGGTGTGCTTGTACATGAGCTTCATGATTTTGCTCTGCAAAGGCTTGTGCAGGTTGACCTAATAATAAACCACTGTTTTCTATGCCTGCATCTAATGGTTTTGGCGTGGTATCAGCAGGTGGTTGTAATAAAGCATCTACATTATCAACACCTAGAGCACTGTACATCCTGTAATAGGCTTCATATATACCTGTAGGACCATGTATTTCAGGGTTAGATGAAACCATTTGCAATAATTCTTGAGCCATAGTAATTCTTTGGCTTTGTGAGAATATGTTTGGATCAGAGACAGGTACGATGTCAATACGATCATCAAAATCACTTATTTTAATCTCTCTTGTGCCTGAACCAGTGTCATATGGATATTCAGGTGGTAAGTAATCTGCAAAAACTTTAGCTAATAAGTTAAATTCTAGTCTTTGTGAGTAGTGCAAGCGTTTGTGAATTGCACTCATGACCTTGGTGCCACGCTCTAATAAAGCTACTGTGGTACCTACTGGCATGGCTTGGTTCATATCACCCACATTCATATCACCAATCGATGCAAAGCGTTTGCCTGAATCTACTAATAAACCAAGAAGTTGCATGAGCACATTACTAGGTTCTTTAATAGGCAAAGGAATTAAGTTTTCTCTTAAAGAACCACCAGTGGTATCAATATCTCTAAATTCACCCGGTTGTAATGGATCAGCTTCATCACGAATACGCATGCCTCTAGCTTTAAATCCTGCAGGTAAATTAGCCAATGTTCCTGCATCAATAAGTTGTCTGAGAATAGATGTGGTAGCTTTAGATATACCACCAATCATGTGTGATAGACCTAACCCATAGAAGCCTAAACCGGGCAAGAACTTATACTGTACAAAGTAATTTATTTTGTTTTTACTTACATCGTTAGGATTGTAATTTCTTCTTATTGCTAATATTTGATTAGATTGCTCATCTATAGTAACGATATAAGGTAGCTTTAATCCTGTTGGCTCTCCCAAATCATCTTTGTCTTCAAAACCTTCTAAATCAAGAATGGTGTGTACTTCATAGATAGTTCTGTTGCGATCTTCTGTATAACTTGGTGAAGTGCCTTCAATCTCATCAATCTCAGTGGTCACTTCATCACGACTTTCATAAGACCCTTCAGGTATGTCTACATCTATGTAAAAACCTGAAAGTTGTTGTTTTTTAATCTCATTACGAGACATGGTAATCGAATGAGTAATCCTTTCTGCTGATGACATATCAGGTGCTTCGTATGGAACAATTAAGTCTTCAGGTGGTATAAATTTGGATATTGCTCTTTGTAATACAAAATCAAAGTAAATTTTCTTAAAACATGAACCTGCAAGTGGTAAATAGAATAACAATTGATCTAATTCAGGATCATAGTCTTCCATTACATTCATAATGTAATAATTCATAAACTCTTGTACTCTTTCAGCCTGTGATTCTGTTTCCACAGTTCTTTGACCAAGAATTTGTGTTTTAACAGGTCCTTTAGCAGGTAGTAATTCCTTGTAAGCCTGAGCTTGGAACTGGGTTGTTGCCTCTGCTAGGATCGGATGAATTACACCACTAGAACCTTGAAATGGTTGAGAACGACTATCATCAAACTTCATACCAAGGTATTTAAGACCATCTGTGTAAGTTTTTTCCCATTCACTTCTTGATTCAAGATCGCCATGGATAGAATCTATAAGATTTGATGCAAGTTTAGATAATTCACTCTCATCTACAAACTCAGCTAAATTATCAAAGAAATCTTCAGTTTCATTTTGCATGTTTGCAAGTTCAGATGCTATTTGTTCATCCAGTAAAACCTCATCATTCATAACAACAACATTGTCTGATTCGCTAATAGCTTCTGATCTACTTTGTTCAGGGATAATTTCTACAGCACTTCCTGATTCAATGATGTCAGGATCATTTTCTGTACCCAATACTCTTTCAACTGCCATAATAAACCTTAGTGTAGCACTCTTTTTTCATTAAATTCTTTTAGAAATCCATATAACTCCTCACTATGAATTTCTTGTAATTCGCCATCAAGTTGTAATCCTTGATATTCAGCAATAACTTCTGCTGTTTTATGATTTTCAGCAAATATATTTGGACCTGTATATTCAACGCCATCAAATTCAAAAGATGTTATAAAAATTTTCATTTCTTAATAATACACTGTTCTGTCTTTTCTTAATAATTTTACTTCATCTTGGTAATCTTCGTGCAATGACAAAAAACCACCTTGTCTGAAACGCATTAAAGCCATAGTTGCACTATCGCAATAGTCATCATTATCACCATAAGGGAAACTTGCCATTTCTTCAATAACTTCATCTGCAAAAGTTTCATCAGGCGACCACACCATGCCTGATTCAAAAATAGGTGCGACACTGTTCATTCTTGCAATTTTATCTTGACCTCTACTGGGGGTGTAAGCAGTGACAGGTATGCCCATTCTTCTTAATTCTTGTGTTAATGGGGTTCCTGATGCCTTTGCCTCAATTAAAACGCAATCAGGCTCCCAATATTTATATTCATCCCAAGCCAATCTTTTGAGTTCAGGAAAATCAACACGCATCCTTTTAGCATCTAATAAAATAATACAGGGTGTTTCATTGGTTTCGTGTTCAAAAACAGCCCATGTGGTAATTGCAGAATAGTCAGCAGTTTCTTTTTTGGAAAAAGCTGTATCGTAACTTTGTATTACATAATCATAAGCAGGCACTTGTTCGCCATGCCATTTTTTCCACCACTCTCTTTTAACAATTGCTCCCTCTTCAGCAGTGGGATTTTGCATCCATTGAGAGTTCCATTTAGAAACTGGTAAAGATGCTTTTACGCCTAAAAGTTCTTCTTTCTTCCAAAATTCACCCCATAAAGGCTTGTCTGTTTTTGGCATAATTGCAGGAAATTCAATGATTTCCCATTGGTCAGCATTATCATCACCTTGTTTTTTTAATACTCTGCCAACCAAATCTTTCGTGCTCCAACGAGTCATAACAATAACAATGGTTCCACCGGGCTGTAATCTCTGTCTAGGACCTGATGTGTACCACTCATATGCAGAGTCCATTGATTTTGGAGACAAAGCATCTTGTTCACTGTGTGGATCGTCAATTATTAGTAAATCAGCACCACGACCAGTAATTGCACCACCAACACCTGCTGCGAAGAACTCACCATCCATGTTACTTGTCCATCGACCTGCTGATTTATTGTCTGCTTGTAATCTAACATTGGGAAATACAGTTTTAAAATCCTCAGAATCAATCAAATTTCTTACTTTTCTACCAAAACGAACTGCTAATTCTGATGTATGAGTACATTGAATTATTTTTAATGCTCCATTTAATCCCATCATCCATGCAGGTAAAAATGTTGATGCAAATTCTGACTTAGAGTGTCTTGGTGGCAAACAAACAATTAATCTTTTAAGTTTACCCTGTGCAATACGATTAAACTTGTCAGCAATAATTTTATGATGGCGACCTTCAATAAAAGTATCTCCCCACATATGTTTGACAAAACTCATAAAATCTTTTTGACAAGCATCTTGTTTGCCTAGTTCATCATATTTTTGTAATAAAGTTAAAGCCTCAGCTTTATCTTGGGGTGAAAGAATATCAAAGTCTTTTAAGTTATCTAAATTCATAAAAGTCGGACAGAATAGATAGATAGTGACATTTTGGTTCTATCCTGCCCTAAGCACTAATGGAGTTGTGCCTAAGAAAATTATAAACCAATTACACTTCATACCATTCTTTATTTTCAAACATTAATGCTTCAGCCTCTCTTCTGCGTATTAATCCTTGTTTTACTTCGCCATTTGCCTTGTTCCAACGCTTTATTTGGGCAGGTACGCCTTCATAATCTTTATCATTTAACACTTTGAGTAGCGTACTAGATTTAAGGTTTGTAGGTCCTAAATTATAAGTCCATGAAACCAAAGAATCGAACTGGTGTTGCTCTAGTGGAACCTCAACATACATGTCAACATAGTTACAATAATCCATTAATTCATGAACTAACATGGTTTCTGCCTCTTCTTGAGTGATTTCCATGTCTTCTGTGACATCTTTAGTGTGTCCATAGCCAATTGTTAATACATTAGCTGCACATCTGTACGCTTTTAGCTCACATCCTTCAAATTTTTTAATTAAGGCTATACCTTCTGATGAAATTTCCATACTTTACCCCTATTTTTTATCAGTAATGGTGACTTTTCTGTAATAAACAATGACTTCTTGTAATTCATTGATGTAGCGTTTGAGTTCTTGCATATTATAAGCCATTAGTTCGTAATCAGGCACAGACATAGCAAAAAATACTACCTGACCCTCTTCTTTTTCGACTCTTGCAAGAAATTCCTCTAAGTTTTTGCCTGAAACCACATACCAATATGGTTCTTTTAGGTCAATTGCTCTAGGCATGACAGGTTGAACGATGATTCGTTCAATGGGCTTGGTGATTATATCTACTTGTTGTCTACTGGGAATCAGACTGCAACTGTATGCCATCATCAAGGCTATCAATACGCCCACTGTCTGCTTCGATGCCATCAAATACTTTTTTGGTTCCATTATTTACCCTCGTTTCAATCAAACTAGGCTTTGCATTTGCTAACTTGGTAAGATTATGTCGTTTAAAAATGTCTAAATAACGACTCATTTCTAATTCTATAGCGTTATTCTTGCTTTGCAAATCTTTCAAACTGGATGTTTGGAGTGCAAAATCATTTTGAATTGTCTCTAATGCTAGTTTTTGTTCTTTGTCTCTAAGTTCAAAGGCTTGATTAAGTTCTGCCAGTTTTGAATTTTCATTCCAAAGAAAAAAAGTAAATAGCCCTAACACTACAATGACACCTAATAAAACTCTACTCATCTTTGTTAAATTCACCCATGCACTCGCTCCATTCTGTGCTATCTACTTCAGTAGGATATTCAGTAAAAAGTTTTGTTTTACAAGCCTCATATTGATTACGCCATTGTTCAGAATCATAAGCATCTGTCCATTCTTTATTGGGCATGGGTACTGATGCACAAGAGCTTAAAAAAAGCATTGACCAAATTAAAAAAGGTGCTGTTTGATAAATAGTACCTAAAAGGTAGCGTTTATCCATTTAAAGGGTTGCTATCCTTTTTGTCTAATTTATCTTCTACTTTACTTAAATTACTGTCTAAACTTTGTAGGTCAGCTTTGATTGTGGCTATATCTGTTTTAATTTCAGTGACATCAGGAACAGCAATACCATCTATTTCTTTTTCTAAAAACTGTACTGATGTTTCAATAGAGGCAAAGCGTTCTTCAATAACTTTCATTTCGCTTTCTGTTTCGCCCAATCCACCAATTTTAGCTTCAAGGTTAGTTATGCGATTAACATAAGTAGCACCTGTGTAACCAAAGCCTGCAAGGGTTGTAACTATTGTTGCAAGAGCAATTAGTTGTGTTGTTTTATTTTGAAACCAGTCCATAACTATCTCCAAATATTAGGTTGATCATTAATCATTTGACCTAAACCTCTTAAATTATCATTTACCAGTCCATAAAATGCACTGGTATTGTCGTCTAGTGTAGCAGATGTATAAATATTTGCACTAATATACCAATCTGTAGCATCAGGCATACTTACTTGAGAGTAATTGTTAAAAGCAGGCACATAACCTATTAATGCTATTAGTTTTGATTCATCTCCATACTTTCCTGTTTCTTGTTGTTGTTCTTCTATTTCTTCCTGTTGTGCTTCTATATTTGCAGCAATAATCTTATCTGCTATTTGATCTGCTTCTGAGGTTGTCATAACGCCTGAAGATGCTGTATCTATTTCGCCTTGTACATTTTGTACTTGCACATCAGCTACAACCATAGATGCTGAGTTATCAAATGTAGGCATTGGTGTAATAGATATAGACATAGAGTCAGAACCACTCACATCACTTGTCATAGATAACACTTGGTTTGTTTGTTGTGTTGCACTAGCAAATTGATCTGATGCACTAGGACTACTTGAAGTGCTTATTCCACCAGTAGATGCTGTCGTGCTTCCTGTGACTACACTGGTACTAGATGCGTTATTACTTGAATTATTTGTTTGAGAGCTACCAGTGGCTTGTGAGTAACTGTTAGTAGCTGTTTGTACTCCTGCTTTGACTACATTAAGTGCTGTAACCATTAATCTATTTTTTCCTTTGCGATTTTTCTTTTCTACAACCTCAAACTCTTCTTCTACTTCTTCGAGTGTTTCTTCTGCTTGTTCTTCTTCTCTTTCAGCAATAAGTTCTTCTTCAAAAATTTCTTGCCTTTCTTCTATTTCCTCAAATATTTCTTCTACTGCCTCTTCTTCAAATATTTCCTCTATAAATTCTTCTTCAGGCTCATCAAGGTTTGCCATTTCTTCTTCTAGTCGTTCTTGCGTTTCTTCTTCAAACCATTCGTCTAATTCTTCTATAGAGTTAAATTCTATAAATGTTTCAGGTTCGCTGTAATCTTCAACTAAAAGCGTTTCTTGGAATATAAATTCTTCTAATAATATTTCATCTTGATAATGTTGCTCTTGCTCAACATCCCATACATCCATCATTACATCTACATCATCATAAGAGGTTACAGGTGTTGAATCCCATTCAACCATACCAGTATCACCAAAGGTTATATCTGTGCCAAACCAATCATCAACTTGTTCTTGACCAAATTGTTCTACATCTAGGGCATACCAGTCAGCATCGGTAAAATCTACACAGTTATTTTCATAACATGGGTCATTAGGGTCTAACCACTCATCATATTCTTCGTCATACCACATATCATCTTCAGTAAACCCATAATCATAGTCAAATTGATCTTCGTTAAAATAGGCAACTGATTCTTGTTGACTATATCCTGCACAGGAAGGTGAATATTGGGGATCGTCATCACATTGTTGGTCGTCATAAGCACTCCAATAGTTAGGGCAGTTGGTGCTGTAGAGTTGTGTAATATTACATTGTTGCGTTAAATAAGCTGCTGCGTAACCATCACAATCCTCATCATATAAAGAATTTAATGCACATTGTTGAACTAGATAAGCTGCTGCGTAACCAGCACAATTTACTGAAGTTAAAGGTGCAGCTATACAAAGCGATTGACCAGTTCCTACTCCATACAAAGAACCCCCATTTTCTAATAAAGTATTAAAAGAGGTATTATTCCAATTAGTATTTACACATGAACTAGAGTTGGTCGTACCTGTATTACATTCATCATGGTATAGATAAGTATAAACTTCGGAACTCCCACTTCCTATTTCTCCGATAAGAACATCATGGCTATCAATGTCTAGTTCGCCATATCTAAACTCAAAGGTGTGATTAGGGTATAACCAAACTTCTATGCTGTTGTCTGTGTTGGCTTGATTATATTCCCTCATTTTATACCAACCAAAAATAGTATAATCATCAAAGGCTTTAGCTTTCATAGCCGAACCATTATCTTTTATTAAGTCAGTCCAAAAAGGATATAAGGTATAAGTGTGTTGTCCTGTTAGAGGGTCAGGTGTGTAGTCATTACAATAAGCACCTGAAGTTTTAAAGTGTAAACAGCCGTTAGTTGCCATTCTAGCTTGAGTAAAAGACTGACCATAAAAATTAAAGGTGAAGCCTATGTTAAATGCAGAAGATACCGAATCATCATTTGAACCTAGTCCTGTTGAACCTGATGAATTGGTTTGTAAATCGTATAAGTCTTGATTAGCTTCGTATATATATTGACTTAATACATTAAGACTGAATAAACAGGCTATTGTGCATAAAATTCTTTTTTGCATTGTCTTTTTGTTTTTGTTTTCCTTGTATAGATAGTTTTCACAGCACTAACTACATCTTTATTTAGTTTTTCTCTATTAGGATTAGATTCATAAGTACATTTAGCTATAAAATCTTTTAGAGCATCATCTTTATCAGGTCTTTTGCTAGGATTATTTTGCCACGCAGTAGTAGCCTCTTTGCCTATTTTGCCATTATAAGGACAAGGTGTGCCTGCCATAGACATAGCCTTAAACACTCTTTCATCTTGGCAAAGTAAAGCAACTGATGCCACTTTCATACCCATATCATATAGATACTTGGATAATTTTAATCTTTCGCAGTTTTTATCTGTAATAGTTTTACCACCTGAAAAACCAAATACCTGACCTTGAAATGCACCTGATACGCCAGTGGTACATAAGTCCTGTGAATAAGACATTATAGATGGAGCAATAGCAGAGGCAGGAGGTGCTTCAGATTTAATGTTTTGATTAATAGTTTGTGTGCTACTAGATTCATTAATATTTCGGTTGGTATTATCTGATGTGGAATTGTTATTGTTCTGATTAACATTATTAGTCTGCACATTTGACTCTGATGTTGATTGATTCACATTCGTATTTTGATTGGTGTTTGATGTGGTTGAATTATTTGTATTGTTTACATTCTGATTAACTGTTGAATTTACAGTTGAATTAGATGTTGATGTATTTACATTATTATTCGTGTTCGTATTATTAGATGTACTATTAGCAGTTGAAGTAGAAGTATTTACATTCGTATTCACATTTGTGTTTGCGTTTGTGCTGACATTAGTATTTGTATTCACATTTGTGTTGGAATTAGTATTTGTATTCACATTAGTATTCAAATTTGTGTTTGAGTTCGTATTATTATTTGTCGCAGTTGAAGTGT